GTGCTGACTGATAAACTGACTGTTATTGGTGGTGCATCTAACCAGTTGGAATCTGTATTCTCTGGTCCTGTCACTTTCCAGAAGAAATTGACATCACAGGATACAATTCAAACTGTCAACTTTACACTGTCTAATGATGATGGCACGGTGTTGAGAAACATCTTGATGGCAGAAGAATTGGCAAATGGTAATCCTGACGTTGATGCTACTGAAGCATACAACTCTGGTGACATCTGCTATAACATTGACTGGACTCCTGGTACATTCTTGGGTTGGATTTACGACTCAGGCACATGGTATAAGTGGGGTCTAAGTGACACTGCTCCTATCACCTCAAATAGATTTAGTGGTGAAACTCATTATGGTATTGGCATTGCACCTGACGCTGCCAATCGTATGAAGATTGCTGGTAACGTGATGGTTAGCGGCGATATTGATGTTACTGGTAAATATGGGTGTGCTGATAAATACTCATTGGCGACTGGTATTGGTAATGGAAACAATGGTGTGATGTATACAGGCAATGGATCAACTACATCCTTTGCTATCTCACCTGGTCATAATGCATATTCGTTACTTGTATTCTTGAATGGTGTTTGCCAACGTCCTGGGACTGACTACACAGTTACTGCTAACGCTGTAGACTTCTCGGTTGGCACTATTCCTCAAACTGGAGACAACATTCAAATCCGTGAATTGGTTATCTAAAAATAAATAGTTAAACTAATCGGGGTCTAGAATGTCCACCAAAATTATAGGAAATCAGATTGATCAGGTTACCCGTGCTATTATTGAAGCACTGCAGGTAACCGAGCAGATCAACCTGCCTTCTCTAAACCAATCCCAAGTTAATGCTCTAGGCACACCTGCTTACGGTACTTTGGTGTATAACAACACCGAAGACATGGCACAAATCTATAAGCAGGATGCTGCTCAAGGTGTGCCAGGATGGGATGATGTGGGTGGTGGTGGTCCTTCACTTGGTGAAGACTCTATCATCAGGACAAACGGAAAGAATATCCAAGAGAATATAACTGTTGGTGCAACTGCTAACGGTGGTCCTGAATTTGCCAACGGTGCCACGATTGGACCTGTGCAAATTGATAATGGTTTCACAGTTACTGTTGAGAATGGTGCTTCATGGAACATCATTGGTGAGGAAGACTCCAGCACTGCTGAATTCCAAGAGATTACATCTGGTAATATCACTAGCACAGGGACTCTACATTTTTCTGAAACTAAAGAGAGTATAACTTTCTATAACACTAGCGGTAATATCACTCACGATTTTAATAACAATAACGTCATCTTTGTAGAAAAAAGTGGTGGTGGTAATTTCACCCTAAGTATTAACAATATGCCCACAGACAACGCGGCATATACAATCACTGTTGTTATTAACGATGCTGGTGGCACAGGTGTCCCAACAACAGTTAATGTTGATGGTCAACAGCAAACAATTAAGTGGGCAGGCGGTAGTGCTCCTGGTCACAGTGGTGGTGCTGTTTGTGTCGTATCTTTGTCATTTATTGCATTCAACACTGGCACAACAGGTCAGTTTACAGTATTAGGAAGTGGAGGAAACTACGAGACATGAGTATTGGATTTAGTGGTAGTAAATCTGCACTTGGTGCAACTATTGGCACCAAAGGTGGTGGTGGAGCTGGCGGTGGAGCTGGCGGCGGTGGTATCCCTGTATCATTCTCTGGTCAGTATCAGGCGGATGCATCTGGTGGATCTACGATTACAATCAATGCTGAGTCAAATGGTGGCACAGGATATGATGACATTACAATGACTGTCAATGCACCTATCACTGCCACAATGTATATGTGGGGAGCAGGTGGTGGCGGCACTAAAAGATCTGGTGGTCAGACAGGTGGAGGTGGTGGATATTCCACTGGACAATATACTTTCCAACCTGGCACATATAGGGTTATGGTAGGTGGAGCAGGTGAAGGTGGATCTCAGTCTCCTTCGCCCAATGATGCCTACAGAGGAAACAATACTGGCGGTGGTGACTCTGGTGCTAACACTGGAGGCAACGGCGACGGTGGTGGAGGCGGTGGTTTGACTGGTGTCTTCTCATCCTCATATTCATATAGTAATGCAATCATCATCGCTGGAGGCGGTGGTGGTGGATCAGGTGACACTGCTAACGGCGGTGGTGGCGGTGGGTCATCAGGCAATAATGCTGGTAACTGCTGCTCTCGTGGTGGCGGTGGTGGATCCCAGAATGGTGGTGGATCTGCTGGTAACGCTGGTGCTAACGGTAGCTCAGGTACTCAACTTAACGGTGGCAACGGTGGTAGCACTGGTGCTGGCGGAGGTGGAGGTTACTGGGGCGGTGGCGGCGGTGGTTCGTCAGGTCCTGGCGCTGGTGGCGGTGGATCAGGTTACATCGGTGGAGTCAGTGGTGGATCTATGTCTAATGGGTCTACTGGTGGTAACTCTGCTACAGGTAGTAACAGACCTAGCAGCAGTGTTGGACGCGGCGGTAACTCTGGCGGTCGTGGAGGCGGCGGAGCAATCGTTTTTGTATTCTCATAAATAAAACGTAGGAATTAAAGCAGCATGGCACAGCTAAATGTAAACGCTATTAAAGACTTAGGTGGTATCGGTGGATTCACCCTGTCTAGTGGTGGATTGACTGCTAACGGCACATTGACCGTTACTAACATCACAGTGGACGGCACTATCGCTGGATCGTCTCAATATATTATTCCTAACCCTTCTTCATATCAGGGTAAATTCTTGACCACTAACGGATCATCACTTCAATGGGGTGATTTGAGTAGTGCTGCTGGTGTTAGATCCATGCAAGTGTGGACTTCTAATGGTACTTGGAGCAGACCATCTGGTGTTAAAACCATTATGGTCACTGTGACAGGTGCAGGTGGTGGAGGTAGCGGACACTGCGAATCTGGTGGTGCTGGTGGCACTGCACAGAGGCAGATTGACGTGACCAATGTATCATCGGTCTCAGTCAGTGTAGGTAACCCAGGTGGAGGTACTAACTATTCTGGTTGTGGTGGCAGTGGAAACACTTCCTCCTTTGGATCCTATTGCAGTGCAGGTGGTGGACTCGGTGCCAACTGTAGTCAACAGCACGCAGGCGGATACGGTGGTAACGGATCTGGTGGATCCCTCAACATCTATGGAGGTGGAGGTAACGGACACGGGTCACACTACTCATATGGTAACCACACCGCAGGAGTGAGTTACTTCGGTGGGACACAACCATCTTCTCATGGTCAATCAAACTATTCTCACAGACACCAGTCTCATTGTGCATGGGGCGCTGGTGGTAATGGTGCTCAGCACGGTAACAGAGGTGCTAGAGGACGTGAGGGTGTAGTTGTTGTCCATGAATTCTACGGATAAATACTAAAAAAAGGACGATTATGTCACAGATTAGAGTATCATCTATTAAAGATCTTTCTGATACGTCTGGATTTCTCCTCTCGACAGGTAAAATCCATGCTATCGGGACGTTGACGGTCTCTAATATCGTCATCAACGGTAAGATCTCGGGTAATAGTGATTATATTATTCCTAACATGTCTGGTAACGCAGGCAAATACCTGAGAGCAGGTGCATCTGGTCTGGAATGGGCAAGCGCAGGTGGTGGATCTGGTATTAGATCTATGCAAGTGTGGACATCTAACGGCACTTGGACTAGACCTAGTAACTGTAAATCTATCATCGTGACTGTCACTGGAGCAGGTGGCGGTGGCAGTGGTCACTGTGAATCAGCAGGTGCAGGTGGCACCTCTGAGAGAGTTATTGATGTGACTAATGTGTCCTCAGTTTCTGTTACTGTTGGTAATCCTGGCGGTGGCACAAACTATGCAGGATGTGGTGGTAATGGTAACACCTCATCGTTTGGTAGTTATTGCTCTGCATCTGGTGGATATGGCGCTAATTGTCGTCAACAGCACGCAGGTGGCATCGGTGGTAATGGATCAGGTGGTAGTTTGAATGTATATGGTGGTGGTGGCAATGGTCACGGATCACACCATAGTTACGGTAACCACTCATCTGGTAGATCATATTATGGTGGTGGACAACCATCCTCCCACGGACAAAGCAACTATGCCCATAGACACCAATCTCATGCTGCATGGGGTGCTGGTGGAAACGGATCTCAGCACGGTAACAGAGGTGCTAGAGGACGTGAAGGTGTTGTCGTGGTACAGGAATTCTTCGGATAAATACTAAGTCAGGCATTACGAAATGAGCGTCTTAAAAGTTACTACAGTACAAGATCCCTCTGGTGTTGGTGGTTTTACTCTCAACAGCGGATCTATTACTGCAAATGGTGAATTGAAGGTCCAAAACCTCAATATCAACGGCAGCATTTCGGGGTCGTCTAACTATGTGATTCCATCATTCCAGAGTGGTAGATATCTCTCCACAGATGGCAGCAACCTGACATGGGCAGCAGTTTCTGCTACTGGTGGATTCAGATCCATGCAAGTATGGACATCTAATGGCACTTGGAATAGACCATCTGGTGTTGGATCAATTAAAGTCGTCGTAGTTGGTGCTGGCGGTGGTGGCAGTGGTTACACTGAATCTGCTGGTGCTGGTGGTTGCTCACAAAGAGTGATCGATGTAACTAACACAAGCAGTGTTTCTGTTACTGTTGGTAATCCAGGTGGTGGCACTAACTATTCTGGTTGCGGTGGTAACGGCAACTCATCAAGTTTTGGATCATTCTGCTCAGCATCGGGCGGATATGGTGCCAACTGTCGTCAACAACATGCTGGTGGAATTGGCGGCAACGGATCAGGTGGTAACCTGAATATCTATGGTGGCGGTGGAAACGGTCATGGATCTTATCACTCTTATGGTAACCATGAGTCAGGATCTTCCTATATGGGTGGATCACAACCATCATCACACAACCAGTCAAACTATTCTCATAGACACCAATCCCATGCTGCATGGGGCTCTGGAGGTAACGGATCAAGAAACTCTAACCGTGGAGCAAGAGGTCGAGAGGGTGTCGTTGTAGTTTACGAATACTACAGCTAATAAATAACAACGTAGAGGTTTTAATCTATCATGGCTAAATGGGCAATCTGTAACGCACAAACAGGTCAATTAAATGACATTTGTGACGAAGAAGATAAATTCGAGATCTTTGAAGGTCCCGATGCTGACTTGAAGTGGGTGCCAGTCCCTGATGACTGCACTTATGAGCACACAATGATCAACGGAGTGGTCGTCCACAGAGATGATCTTGAGGATCATAGAGAGCGTGCTACTGTAACTCGTGTCCTTGCTTACGGATCTATTGGTGAGCAACTTGACATGCAATTTGCAGATGCTGCTAATGGCACTACGACATGGAAAGACCATGTTGCTAATGTGAAGGCAACCACAACAGCACCTAGCAGTGTCCCTGAGTTTGTACCTAATCCTAAGCACACACAACTCGAAGGACGTAAAGCATGGGATCCATGGGTTGACAACTGGACGCCACCAGGATAAGATAGTCATCTAAAGACTTTATTATATGAAAATTTGTATTGTCGGGGGCGGATCGTCTGGTTGGATGACCGCCTCTACCCTTGTGAAGGCATTCCCTCATTGGGATATTACACTAATTGAATCTCCTAAAGTCCCAACAGTTGGTGTAGGAGAGTCTACAACTCAGTATTTCAGACAGTGGGTACATTTTCTAGGTCTTAAAGATAAAGACTGGATGCCTCATTGTGACGCAACATATAAGATTAGTGTAAGGTTTCATAACTTTCATAAGGTTGGTGATGATCCTTGGCAATATCCTTTTGGTCCAGTAAGACAAGACATTCCACCTGATGTGTGGTGGTATGCTCAACACAAACGTGGATGGAGTAATGCCCTGTTTGCTCAAGATACTAATCTTGCGGCATATTGTGCTGAGAGAAATTTACTACCTGTTGATCACGAGCACTTTGAGATTCCTAAACACAGTGGATTCCATTTTGATGCAGTTAAGTTTGCAAACTGGTTGAGAGATAACTATGCTATCCCTCGTGGTGTCAAACGTATTGAAAAGCATGTTAGTAGATCAATCATCATGGAAGATGATTATGATCTATTCTTTGATTGCACTGGATTCAAATCACTATTGAATGACAGTGAGTGGGTTGACTATAGTGAATTCCTACCTAATAACAGGGCATGGGTAACACGTCTCCCTTACATAAACAAAGAGCAGGAGTTAAAACCTGTCACTGATTGCACTGCATTGTCGTCAGGATGGGTGTGGAATGTGCCAACATGGGAAAGAATTGGCACAGGATATAATTTCTGTGATAAGTATATCTCTGTGGAGGATGCATTGCATGAGTTTGCATCTCACCTCAAAGTTGATACCAATGAGAAATTCAGACTGATAGAGTATAAGACAGGACGTAAGGAAAAGATCTGGAATGGTAGAGTTATTTCTATTGGTTTGAGTGCAGGATTCATCGAACCTCTAGAGTCAAATGGTCTGCTATCTACACATACATTCTTGACTCAATTCTGCCGAGTAATGGCAGGAAAGAATCATGTCACTCAGTTTATGAGAGATACATTCAATCATAATTGTCACTTCAATTTTGATGGGTTTGCATCTTTTGTTGCACTGCATTATGCGTTGACTCAACGTAATGATTCACCATATTGGAGAGCAGTTTCTAATATCAAATATCCATATCGTGATCTGTTTAAGTCTGCTCAGGTCAGTTACATGGAGCAGTCAGTACATTTCCCCACTAAGATGACATGGGAAAATGATTCTCTGTGGTGTGTAATGGCAGGGCATGGATGGAATCCATTTAATGATATAATTGATTCCGAGATGGATTTCTTTGGTGGTGTGCCTGAAGATGCCTTCGCCAATACTTTTGAAGTCCAACCTTGGGAAGGTATAGATAGAATGACTACACCACTTAAGTATTATCAGAGGACATTGTATGCGAGTTGAGTCTATTGTTATTGTTGGTGGTGGTAGTAGTGGATGGATGACAGCAGCAATGTTGTCTAAAACATTCCCACACATGCAGATTGGTCTCATTGAAGATGAGCAGGGACCTATTGGTGTTGGTGAATCTACACTAGGACATTTCAACCGATTCCTGAGACGTATGGGGTTGAAGGATAAGGACTGGATGCCACATTGCAACGCAACTTATAAGACATCGATTGCATTTAAGAATTTTAGAGAGGGTAGAGGAGAGAGATTCCAGTATCCATTTGGTGAATTCGATCTCTTTGACTATAAAGATTCACTGACACGATACTTTGAGTTGGGTTGTAAGTATGGTGTAGATAAGTATCCACCTGATAAGTTTGCAAACTTTGCTAATAATCAAACATACCTAGCAGATCAATGTAAGATCTCTGCTGATCCTATTCCTGAGTGTACATATGATATGGATAGGGATACTGCATATCATTTTGATGCAGGATTGTTTGGTAATTATTTGAGAGACCATCACTGCATCCCTAATGGCGTATTACATCTCAAGGGTAAAATTGAGAAGGTGATGAAGAATCCTGATGGTAGTATTGATGCACTGGTTA